AACACCCAGACACAGGGGGGGGGGATAGCAGCTTGGACATGGACGGCCCCGGCCCCCCCACCGATAGGGAGCTTGTTACCAATCGGAATTTTCATTTCCCATTTCCCCCAGCTTTCCCCTATTCTTTTCAATTTAAAGACCGGGGGTAGTCCTTTAAAATCAACAGCTTGCGCCATAAGGCTCTCCTCGAAAAAAATAAAACACAGAATTAATACGAAATAGCTTGACATTTATTACGATATATGATATAACATAGCCATGAAAATAGAAACAATAATGAGCTTATCCGAGGATTCTATTCTCGAACAGATAAAGAAGCTGGAAGAGCGAGGATTCTATCTACACGTAATGGGACATAGCAGCAAGGCCCCTAGAATCCATCACAAGACACGAGCAGCAGCTAAGCGTAGGCTACGTAGCTCTCCCGAGTGGATAGCCCACAATCGCGATACAGAGCGTCGTAGGCAGGGTACACTTAGAGGGAAGTGGAGACACCTACGTAGAACACTGAACAACAGAGCTAAGACTAGGCCTATATACGCTTTCCTTATTTCCTTTGAGGAATGGAGAATGCTATGGAGGAAGGCAGGGAGTATTACAATGGGGGATGGCAGCCTCAAGGTGGCATGGAAGGCTAGGGGGAGGGACACAGAGGGGGGATGGGGGACGGAGCCCCAGAGGCCGCAGCTAAGGCGGTGGGACACATCAAAGCCCTATACACTGGATAATGTCTATGTTCAGTATAAACGTCAGGTGTTAGCTGATGGACAGGAGCTATATGAACAGAACATAAATGATGAAAAAGAAATTGAAAATAAAGCTTGACAAATCCTCTCAGATGTGGTATGATGGACCCGTACCCTAGAGAAAGGATACAACAGTTGATACTAACTCAATAGGTAGAGCCTGCACTGCGGTGTGGATGTGGGGGTTCGAATCCCTCTTATCAACTACTTTTTTATTATCCATGATAACACTCGGCCTGTTTTGAGGGAGGGGCCTCTAGCTTAGCTAGGATAATTCCACATGAGGCTACCCAGCTTGCTGGGCCTTGAAGAGATGGTTGGCATTGCTTGAGAGAAACAGTTGGTGGTGAGGAGTCTTGAAGTATCTTCCTATTGAGAACTACTCTGTAGTGTTGCTAAGTTTGCACTGTACTTTAACAGTGGTGGAATAAAGGGTAACACCGTAGCTTGCTCAGGAAGAGCGTGACTGTGCTATTGGTTTGTTATTATGATGAGGTGTCTACTAGCTGCACATTGACTATGCTAGCAAGGCCTATAGCCGATAACTATTATTTAGTTATTGTCTATGAAAGGTGATAGTCTTCTTGATCTGTTCTGCTTGCGTAACGGGTGTCCTACACCCTAACAGCGAAGCGAACGGGGCTGCAAGCCCCTACTTCAAGGAGCCTCCCTCCCTCTAGTCATTAGACCAAGATCCGTCTACACTAAGGAGAGATATGTCTATCGTATTGGTATTGCTAGCTCTTCTATGTCTTATTGTTGTGAGAGAGAAGAACAGTATGGTTATTGAAATAACATCCCCTACAAACACAGTGAGAGGAAAGAATATGATTTATGAGATGGACATTACACAGAAGCGTAAGCTAACAGCAGTTCCTTTTCCGGCAGGTGTTGATGAAACAACTTTCACCTTTGAGGTTGTTAATGGCGGTGGTATTGTAGAGCTAGAAGGTTCAACACCTCTATCCTGCTATGCTAGTGCTAAGGCAGAAGGTGTAGCTAATGTTAAGCTGACAGTAGTTAGTAACAACGGTAGTCTACTAGAAGCTTCCGTAGACCTATGGGTTAAGCCTGTAGCAGCTACATCACTAACTATTGAAGTCGGGGATGCTGAACCAATTTAATTGTTAAGGGGATATAAGTATGGCAGATCCGCAACAGCCCGGCTTCGTTAGTAGTGTTCTACGGGACACTGGACAAAGAATGGTTCCGGGAGGACAGTCGGGGCGAGGCGGGGGTCGCCGATCCTTCACAGAGGTTTTGGGTAACATCCTAGGAAGTACGCTCGTACCTCTCCCCGGTGGAGGTTCTTTAGGAGCTGAGCTTGGAGAGAGAGTAGCTGCTACTCCCTTCGGTAATGTTGTGAATCATCCCCTGCAATCTCTAGGAAGCCTATTCAATCGGCAAAGAGAATACACAGGGCCGCAGCTATCTCCCAATCTAAACACAAGTATATGGAATATCGGAGGACTTCGGGGAAATAGTCCTAGCTACATGGGATTTGGTAGCGGCACAGGGGCCTTTCCTTACCATGGCAACGCGGCAGCTACTTCCGGTGGAGATATTTACAATTCTGCTCTAGCTCCTAGCCAGCAGTTTGTGGATAATAGGGAGCATAGCAATACAGCGCAGGGTATGGAAGGTATTACTTCCCCTAATACCCGCGGGCTTAGTGCTAACGCAGCTGCTCTAGCATCCTACGTCCCTGGGTACATCTACCTCTACATTAAACCGCCTAACAATGCAGCTAACATCTCAGGAGGCGGGGCAAGGGATCACTTCTCCGGCACTAGCGGTTCTTCCAATTGGGGGAATACGTTTGAAAGCCTTGGAATGCTCGGTAGTCAGGGTGGCGGTCTAGATCCACAGCGCAATAGAAACGTGGGCGAACAACGGCGGCGTGAGTATATCGCGAGCCTACTGAAAGCGAACCCGAACGACGAGCGTGCGCTACAATGGCGGCAGGAGCAGATAGATAATAGAACAGCAGGCAGATAGTGTTACAAGCAGACCATAGCTGCTATTTCTATGGACAGGTAAATAACTACCCCTTAATAACAGGAGATATAAAATGGCACGTCCAACACTAGCAACACAAGTAAATGACTTTCTAGGATCACTCAACTTTACCACCAGCTTCGACCTAACGGAGAAGAGCATTCTACTGAAGCTATTCCGTCGAGCTGTTGGTAAGAGCCTTACGGCAGACGTGTCCGCAACCACAACCACTCCCGCTGATGTAGCAGGCCTAACCTTTAATATACGTAAAGGTGACACCTATCGTATCTTTGGGCGGTTCCCAGTAACTGCTCCGGGGGCAGGCGGAGTTAAGCTACTACTCAATGCGACAGGACAGACAACCCCCGGCTTGGTTGTAACTACAGTGGCTACGGCAGCAGCCGCCGCAGTGGCTACACAGGCTACAGCATTCGGAACCATCATTGCATCTACTACTGCTGCTCTTATGGTAGAGATTGACGGAGGCTTTAAGGCTGATGGCAATGGAGTTTTGCAGCTACAGTTTGCTCAGAATGCGGCTAGTGGAACAACTGTTCTAGGTAAGGGCGGGTGGCTACAAGTTCTTAAGGTTGGCTAATGTTCACACATGTGCCGCTACGTCGGCGCATACTGTCTACCAAGACTCTCCTAACGCTGGGGAGCTTGGTAGCGGTATTTGTTTTAGTGGGGATTGGTAGAGACGTTAGGCAGTTAGAAGTTATTGTTCCTGCCATCCTACTATTCTATAACACAGCTAACGTAGCGCAAGACGTATTGAATAAGAAGAATAAGCTTGAGAATAACGTAGAGCTAAACGAGGAGAAATAAGTGGCAGTTGCTATAGCTGTTCATCCTACAACAGAAAGGGACGGGTACTTATCATGCAGACTAGAGTGCTAGCTCTAGTGCTTTTGGTGTTTGGTATTATGAGGGCTAACCCACTTAAGGAGAACTAGATGACTATTGTTAATTTGCTATCACCACAAACAGCAGCAGGAGATAGTAATGAGTTTACATGTGATGGCTACTCCACACTAACTGTGGGAATGTATACATCCTCTGGCTCTCTTAACGAGCGTGTAGGTGCTAGTGTAATGATTAAGAACCCAACAACCAACTTCGATAACCTACGAGATAGAGGTAGTAGGCGTAATCGTGTTGTAACACTAACACAAGAGAAGCCGGAGTATCCGATCAAGCAACTAGGTACCTTTCGCATTAGCAAGCCAGCCACTACACAAGCTGTGGGGTTTTGGTGCGATACTGGAGCTTAAGTGAACTGGTTAGAGCAAGAGATAAAAGAGATTGAACTAGATGAAGGCGTTAGACTTACGGCTTATCTAGATACCGTAGGTGTATGGACAATTGGATTTGGTCATACAGCGGGAGTTAAGAAAGGTGACACTTGTTCTATGGAGCAGGCTCACCGTTGGTTACAAGATGATATACATAGTGCAATAGCAGATGCTGAGGCTCTTTGTCCTACATGGGATAGTTTGTCACCGCCCCGTAAAGGCGTGATGGTAAACATGGCCTTTAATATGGGACGTAAGGGACTTGGTTCTTTTAAGAACACTCTCCGCTACATAGCCGAGGGTCAGTATGATAAAGCTGCTGCTAATATGCTACACAGTCTGTGGGCAACGCAGGTAGGTGGAAGAGCAAAACGATTAGCATATAGAATGGAACATAACACATACGCCGCCCGATAAGGCCGCGACAAGGAATACAATGACAAAGCGTAAGCAGAAGAAAGCAGCCCCGACTAAAGTGCCTCTAATCATCCTGTCTAATGACCGGAATGAAGGACAGTCACGGCTCTTGCAGATGTTCTACAATGCTACACAGATGGGGCAGATTGGTTTAATCTCAGGTATGGACCCCGAGACGGGGAACGTAAGTCCCATGCTTGCGGGTATTGAGTATGTAGATGGAGAGATCAAAGGTGTCTATCCTCTAGCTCGTATCTTAGAAAGCACAGAAGAGATTGAACGTATTCTAATCCCAGACGGTAAAGGAAATTATGTCTCTAATAATTCAGGATTCTCAGAACTTGACGATAGCTGCTCTTACGGAGAAACCGAAGAGGAAGGCGGGTCGCCCGTCGAACAAGGACCGCCAGAAGCTAGCTAATGGGCAGAGCTTATTAGAAACTATGATGGCCCTATATGATGAGGGCGGTAGTGATGAAGAAGTTATGAAGCTTCTACGTGTACTACCAAAGGACTTTGAAAAGAAGCTAGCTTCCGACAAAGATTTCAAGAAACTGATTGAAGCCGGTAGGGTGGCATCTAAGGCGTGGTGGCTTGCATTAGGACGGCAGTGTGCTCGTACTAAAGGCAGTGGTGAGTTTGCCTTCTGGGCAGCTAACATGGATCATCGCTTCGGATGGAAGAAGTCTTCCAGTCTAACCGTAGAAGAGAAAGAGATAGAAGATCCTAACGCACTTATCAAGGACTTCAAGACTCGACTTAAGAAACTTGGCCGCAGTAACTTAGCCGCCGAAGGAGAAGAGGATGACACCAGCAGAATTGCTGAAGCAAGCTGAAGAGCTTATCAAGGATGGTAGCATAGAAGTACAAGAGCTACGTGAACTTATCCTAATGATGGATAAGATTGAAGAGAACGAACGGAACGCAGGACTACATAAGTGGTTTGTTCCGGGAACTAAGTATGGTATTGATAAGCTACCTAAACATGCAGCAGCTATTAGAGCTACTAAGGACTATCGAGAAACGCTAGTCCTTGGAGGCAACCGCTCAGGTAAGACCGTGCTGGGTTGTTACATTACTGCGGTATTAGCAACAGGACTCTATCCTGACAACTGGGAAGGTGTTTACTTTGATGAACCTATTGATGCTTGGAGCATCGGTATGTCAGCTCAGACTACTCGTGATACTCTACAGAAGACACTGCTAGGAGATAGCGGTAACTTTGGTACTGGTATGATCCCTAGGAATTGTATTGGTAAGTCTAAGATGAGTGCTGTAGCAGGAGCTGTAGATATTGTCAAGGTTAAGCACACCTCTGGTAGGTGGAGTGAGATTGGATTCAAAGCTTACAAGCAGGACACGCCAAGCTTCTTCGGAGTTAAAAGACATTGGGCGCATCTCGATGAGCCAGCCCCCGAACTAATTTATAACGAAGTTGTTATTCGTACAGCGTTTGAGACAGGAGAACAGCAGGGCCGCATCATGCATACAATCACCCCTAAAGAAGGGCTGACTCGTTTGATTGCTGACCTACTATCTACATCTGATCTACTAGCAGGAAGTGAGGGCTTGCCCAATCTGAAGCTAGCTATGGCGCTTATGAAGGCACAAGACCAAGACGAGGATAGCAAGTATGGAGAATACTAAGCCCTCGCGTGCCACCATTACAATTGGATGGGACGACGTTCCTTGGCTAGACGAACAAACAAAGGCTGAGATATTAGCCTCTACACCCCCACATCTACGGGCTACGGTTAGCCGTGGTGTCCCTACCATTGGTAGTGGTGCCATCTATCCTATCCCAGTAGAAGATATTGTATGTGATCCTTTTCCCATCCCTCCCTACTACAAGAAATTGTATGGCATGGATGTAGGACATAGGGTTACTGCTGCTGTGTTTGGTGCGTTAGATCCTGATACGGATACACTGTACATCTACGATGAGTACGTAGGAGAGTTGAAGGTTCCTGAGATACATGCAGCAGCTATTAAACGTAATGCCTTAGATTGGATGCCGGGAGTAATTGACCCGAGTAGCCAGCAGGGTAGTCAGTTTAATGGTGAGAAGCTTATTGTAGAATATAGGAAGCTAGGACTACGTGTACGTCCCGCAGATAATTCTATTGAGGATGGCATACGTAAAGTATGGAGTAGGCTGGAGCTAGGAAAGCTAAAGCTATTCAGTAATAAGACAGCCAAGACTCAGAACGAATATCTAATCTATCGGCGTAACGATAAGGGTAAGATTGTTAAGGAGCACGATCATCTAATGGATGCTCTACGCTACGTAGTCAATACCCTGCATCTAGCAGCACCTAGCCCTTCCACCGTGAAGTCAAACCAATTTGCATCTATGAGGAACAGATATAATGTCTGATGAGGTTGTGGAGGAGATTCAAGAGTCAGACCTTATTGCTATGGCAGAGGCTTTAGCAGCAGCGGAGGAGGCTCTAGCGGCAGAACAGGCAAGACAGGAAGCAGCTAAAGAAGCACTACTATCTAGCATCGGCAGTGATATTGATGCTAAGCTATCTAATCGTATGGGTAGGCGTGGGAAAAAAGAAGCTCAGTGGCTTGAGGCTGCTAAGCTATACCTAGGATCATTGGCTTGCTCTAGTAGCTTGCCTAACGAGAACGATCCTTTCTATAGCAAAGAGGATAGTCAGAACGACCGTAAGCCTGAGGTTAATATTGTTCGCGTTAAATGCGACACTGCTATTTCCCAAACCATTGCCTATCAATTTGCTAGTGGTGATAAGAACTGGGACTTAAATCCTCCTGCCGTGATTGACCTGGATGATGAGGATATGCAGCAAGCACAGCAGGCTGCTGGTAAACCGCTTAGACCGGAAGAGGCATCAGCTTATAAAGCTGGGCTAATGTCTAAAGAAATTGAATACCACTTAACGTGTAGTAGGTATGCGCAGGAAGCTCGCCTTAGTATGAAGGATAGGGCTATCTTGGGTACTGGTATTATGAAGGGGCCTACCAACTCAGGTAAGCTCAAGAAAGTCTATACCAAGACCACTACCTTAGAAGGTAAAACCATCCGTGTACCTGTGTTCACGGTAGAGAATGTTCCTCAGGTGTATCGAGTTAATCCTTGGTACTTCTATCCTGACGACTCAGTAACAGAGATCACAAAGGCAGAGGATGCTATTGAACTACATCCTATGTCCAAGCTAGAACTAAAAGAACTACAGCAACGTCCTGATTTCTTTGCCGATAGGATTGAGATGGCCATTAAGGATGGCCCTAAGTCCTACACTAATAGTCCCTTCAATGACGCAGCCTATCTAACAACTGGCTCCAATCTTCACAAGAACAAATTCCATGTGGTAGAGTTTCATGGCCCTCTAACTAAGGAGATGCTAGGAACCCTAGGAATTTGTGAATGTGACGAGGGATCACTAGAAGAACAGTATGCAGAGATTTGGACTGTTAATGGCATTGTCATTAAGCTAGAGCTATCTAACTTAGAAGGCAGTTTCGGTGTTCCTTATTGCGTAGCTGTGTGGGAACCAGATCCCGGATCACTGTTCGGTTTTGGTATCCCTATGCTAACACGCGATCAACAGCGTGTAGTTAATGAGACATGGAAGATGCTACTTGATAACGCAGGTATTTCTGCGGGACCTCAGGTAGTTGTGGACACTACACTAATCACGCCTGCAAGTGGTGGTTTGGAATGTGAGCCGTGGAAAGTATGGTATAGCACGGAGTACGGCGCGGATGTCACGAAGGCTATTCAGTTCTTCACACCTCCCAACTCCTTCGATGGGCTGGCTAGCCTGTTCCAATTAGCTAAGCAATTAGCTGATGAGGAGAGTAGTATCCCACTGCTGCTGTCAGGACTTAATACTCCTACAGGCGTGGGTGATAGTGCTACAGGTATGGCATTGATGAATCAGAACGCAAGCTCGCCACTCTTTTATAAGAGCGAGGAGTGGGACGATGGCATCACACAGCCCATCATTTCTATGATGTACGACTGGGAAATGCAGTTCAATCCTAAGGAAGATATTAAGGGAACGTACGATATTGATGTACGTACCTCTACTTCCTATCTACGCAATACTCAGGACATGCAGAAGCTACAAGCTTTGAGTATGGAGATTGCACAGGGTAGCCCTGCTGGTGAGTGGATTAACCATGATGAACTAACACAAGTTCGATTGATGGGTATGCGCCTACCTTACAAGAATATCTTGAAGAGCCCAGAGCAAGTAGAGCAAGAACGTGCTAACGCACCGGAGCCACAACCAGATCCAGCCATGATTAAAGCTCAGGCTGAGATGCGTCGTGTTGATAATGAGGAGCAGCGCCTCAAGCTAGACGCCATGATTGCTCAGGCAGAATCCGAGCAGGCGCAACGACTAGCTGAGATTCAAGCTCAGGTTCAGTTTGGAACTAACGAAACCCGTAGGGCGGAAGCAGAGGCGCAGGTTATCAAGGCGCAGTATGACTTCCAGTCTTCTATGGCAGCCGTTGCTTCTAAGGATGAACAAGCTAGAGCTAAGCTTCTAGCCAGCATTAACTCCGCAGAGATGGATAAGCAAGTTAAGTTGTTCTTAGCTGGAATGCAGCATCAAACTGCTACAGCTCAGCTTAAACAGAAAGAACAGCAACTAGCTATGCAAGAGAGGTCAGCCAATGCAAGACATAAGTAATAGTAATGCTTGGCTAGTAATCAAGGAGCATTTAGATAAGCTCCAATCAAATGCGTTGGAGGGGCTAACAAGTCTCTCCAATGACAGAGAGCAAGATATTAAATACAAGGCTCGAATAGCTGTTATTAAGGAACTCATTAAATTGCCGCAGACACTTATAGATGCCGCTAACACAAAGAGGTAACAATGGATACTGAAGAGATTACTGTAGAAGATGCCGATAAGCTATTACTTGAGGGTTCTAACAAACCAAAAGAGGTAGTAGTAGAAAAGGCCACTGAAGCAGTAGAAGAAACAAAAGAGGTGGAACAAGTAGAAACTCCTGTTGTTGAGGAAACTCCAGCAGAAGAGGACTGGCTGGCACAAGTTCCTGATGCAGTTAAAGATCGAGTTAAAGAACACGTAGACAAACTAGCTGCTGCTGAGCAGCGTATTCGTTCTGATGACGGACGTGTACGAGCCTTCCAGCGACAAGCAGAAGAGCTTAAGCGAAAGCTAGAGAGTATGCAAAGAGTTAAGCCGCAGGAATCTCCTGCCGCAGAGCTGCCATCCACTCCTGAGGAGTGGCAGCAGGTAGTTGACCACGACCCCGTGCTTGCAAAGGCTATTGAGGCTCGTGTTAAAGCTGAAATTCAGGAATTTAAAAAGGCTAATCTAGATCCTATGGTTAAGCGTCAGGTAACATCTGATGAGCTTAGGGAGCTAGAGCAGACCGCGTTTGAAACTGCTAGACTGGAAGAGCTTATTCCGGGGGCGCAAGACATTTATGCTAGCCCGATGTTTCAGGGATGGCTAGAACATGAAGCACCCCCTTACATTCAGCGTATTGTACATGAGTCAAGGGATCACCGCGATTATGTCGCCGTGTTCAAGAACTTTGCCATTGATATGATTAACACTGGACGTATGCCAGCAGAACTAGAACAGGCAGCGCCTGCTGCCGCCAACAGTATTGACCCCAAGAAAGCGCAGGACATTGCAGATAGTAGGGCTAAGAGGCTAGCACAACCTGCCGTAGGCAGCAAGCAAAACTTCACGCCCCCACCTTCCACATCCTCTAAAGAATACACAATGGATGAGGCAGAAGCATTGCTCAAGGCTGCTTGGGATAGTAGAAAATCATAGTTCAGACTATAACACGGAGAAACATTAAGTGCCCAACTTTGTAACTTATGGCGATATTTCGCCTCGCGTCGGTATTTATGCAGTAGGTAAACTACTTGAGCGCCTAGAGCCAGTCATCATGTTTGACAAGTATGGCCGGGTAGAAGCTCTTCCAAAGAATCGTGGTGAGACTATTAAGTGGCGGCGCTTGCGTCCGTTGCCGGTCAACACCGTCATGCTTACTGAGGGTGTAACGCCGTCACCTAGCCAGATGGTTTACGAGGATGTCACCACCGTTATTGCACAGTTCGGCGGATGGCTACAGCTAACCGACCGTATCACTGACTTGCACGAGGACAAGGCTCTTAACGATGCTATGGACTTGCTTGCAGATCAGGCAGCTAACACCAAGGAAATGATTGTCTGGGGCGTCCTACGCGGCGGCACCACCGTATTTTACGGCAATGGTATTGCACGTTCAGCGGTTAATACCCCGGTTGATGCCAGCCTTGTGCAGGCGGCTGTAACCCAGCTTAAGCGTAACCTCGCAGAGAAGCTCACTTCTAAGCTTGGTGCTGGTCCGGGCTACGGTACTGCTCCAGTTGCGCCTAGCTTCGTTGCCTTCGCGCACGTTGATCTAGAGCACGACTTCCGCCAGTGTGACGGCTTCGTTCCGGCAGAAGCTTATGGTAGTGGTAGCTTGCTTGACCCGATGCATGAGATTGGTAAGCTAAACGAAGTTCGTATCTTGCTATCACCGCAGGCTAGCCCCTTCGCTGATGCCGGTGCCGCTACTACTTCCATGCGTTCTACCAGTGGTACAAACGCTGATGTGTATTCTATCATCATCGTCGGTAAGAATGCCTACGGTACTGTTCCGCTCAAGGGCGTCAACGGTATTGACATGGTTGTAAACAACGCTAAGGTTGGTGCATCCGCAGCCGATCCTCTAGGTCAACGTCCGTTCATTGCATGGAAAATCTGGTATCAGGCTATCCGTCTAAATGAACTTTGGCTGGCTCGTCTAGAAGTTGCTGCTACTGCCCTTTCTTAATCTAGGAGTATAATTTAATATGGCAATTTATAAGAGCGCTACCTACACCAAAGGTAGCCGTGCTCGACCTGATTCACAGGTAGAGTGCGCTGAGTTTACCGCTACTGTAGTTATCCCAGCGAACACCGCGTTGGTAGCACAGGATCTGATTTACTTCGGTAAGATTGGAGAAGGTGTAGATATTCTCCAAGCAGAAATCACTTCAGATTCCCTAGCTAATGGCACTGCTATTACTGGTACTCTAGGTGTTGTTCCTACTACTACTGCTAAGACCTATACTGCGGTCACTACTGGCACTAACGCCAGCTCCGCTGGTGCCGTTGATGCTAATGGTGTAGGCCTGCCCAACTTTGCTTGTATTCTAACAGCCACTGCTCTTAACGGAGCATCCGGTATTCGTAAGAATATTACAGCATCAGCAGGTGGTGGTACAGGTGATGCCTTTGCTATCAATCCATACCCGGTCTTGTCTGTAGTGGGTGACTTGGTTATGACTGTTGCAGCGGTTGGTGGTACTCAGACCTCTACGGTTGATCGTAAGATCACTGTACGCTGTAAGTATCAGTATGCCTACCCAGCCCGTTATCCGACAGGTGTTTCCGATCCGATGTATCCGTTCGCGGGCAGTGTGGTTTACGGCAATCCGATTGAGTACAACTACGGTACTGCGCAGAACGGTACACCGAACGCACCGTAACATCGTAACACTGTTTTAATAACTTATACAACTAGGTTATCAACAATCAGGCGGGAGGGGGAGCAATCCCTCTCCTACCTTGAGGAGGATAAATGTCAGACAATACACAAGCCAGCAACCTTAATACCCTTCGCCTAGACCTAGAAGAGAACACTCTTCAGGAGCTACGAACTAAAGCCAAGAAGGTTTATGGCATCCCAGTACTACGTGACCATACCAAAGACGATTTGATTAAGCTTATCCTAGGAGAAGCAGAGAAATTTGACTTTGCTGTGGAAAGTGCTGGAGACTTGAAGCCGGGGTGGAGTCGTATTCGACTACAGCCTGTTCAAGGACGCACCTCTAATCAGGTGTATCTCTGCATCAATAACAGGAGCTTCTCAATTCCTGTTAATGTAGAGGTAGATGTACCCAACAAGGTTGTTGGAGTACTTAATGATGCAGTAGAATCTACCCCAGACCTAGATCAGGACTCGCGGGTGGTTGGCTACTCAGAGAATCTAAGCTATCCGTTCACGCTAATTGAGTCTAAGCCGGGGCCAGACCCTCGACCGGGCTATGAGGTGCAGCGGGAAGCAAAACTTAAGGCTAAGCGAGCTTTTGAAGCTAAAGAGGGCTACTGGCCCAGCGACTTGGTTATGAATCAACAGCGCCAACTCTCTATGATTAGAGCGGGCTAACAGGAGTACCCATGCCAGCGACCTATGTTTCTATTGTGAATGATGCTATTGACGAATCAGGCGTTGATTTGGCACAGTATGAGCCTGACGGCTCAGATTTTACTACAAATACTGAGGCTATGCTAGTCCACTTCAAGAAGTGGGTCGCTAGGGCATGGAAAACTGTACAGCAAACAGCATTTGATTGGGAGTTTCTTAACAATCAGGGCATCGTAACACTCAGTCCGGGACTTATGTTCTACACTACGGCTAATCTAGCCGGAGAATGGTCTACTGAGATAGATGTTTATGGTACTGATGATGCCTTACTATTTGATAACCTACAGATCAGCAAGTATGTAGACCTAACTTACACGCAGTACAGTGACTCAGCCGATAAATCCTTCGGTTATGTGGATCTATATGCCACAGATGACCAACCATTAAGTAATATAAGCTTTAAGGCCGGTGGAGATTACTTCTACCTAGAAGATCGTAACCTACTCTTTACAGCAGGCCCTCAAGTTCCGTACTTCTTTGATAAGGGAGTATTCGTAGGTCAGACCCTTTCTATGGTAGTGACTGTAGATGCGGGCGGCCTCGGCGAAATGCGATATTCAGTACCTGATGGTGCTATCCTACTATCTTTTGATCCTGATACTAATGACAGCTCTAAGGGTTCTCAAGGATTTACATTTAATAGCACATCCACTAGGATTATAGAAGCCCTAAACAGCGCACACTGGCAAGTAGATTTCTTTCTATATGCTAGCGATGTAACTGATCCTCAGCATCCCAATGGCACTAACCTAGTAGCTAGTGTAGCAGATTTTACTACCCTTACGTATGAAACTACCTCTACCAAATGCTTCTTACATAGCTGGAAGAGCTTCAACTTTGAGGAAGAAACTTCAGAGAATGACTATGTAGGAGAGTTATCAGAGATTGATAACAACAGTTTTCAATTTATTGATCGTACCAATCCTAGCCCAGCTAGTGCTACACCCCTGACGTTTGTTCCTTGGGATGTATTCTCATGTCGGTCAGATTGGCTGTGTTCTTTGCCGGGAACTCCTGCGTATATTACAGAGGATAACACTGGTAGGTGGCGTCTATATCCACAACCGGATCGTCCTGTCACTCTCAAGTTTAGTTACTCCCGAGTACCTCAAACTCTCACGAACTTTGATGATACTCTAAAGGGACTACCCAGCGACTTCACTGATCTAGTGATGTGGCTAGCTATACGGATGTATGCAGAGTTTGATGAGCAGCCTTCCATCCAGCGCAGGGCAGAGCGGTATTACAAAGACATGCTACAACGATTACAGATTAAGTATCGTCCTAAATTTCGACTAGCACCTAAGAGGCTTTACTAATGGCATCAGAGAGTCAGTATCAACAGGCTATCATTGAGCTTAAAGATGGGCTACAACTTGTAGAGCCTGTCATAAACACCAATCGCGGTAGCTTATCTGACTGTCTGAACTTTGAGGTAAGTGATCGTCTAGGCTACAGTCGCTGCGGCGGTGATGAGAAATTCGATCAGGGAGATTACAATAGCTCCTTAATCTACACAAACAGTATTATGATACCAGACGGCAGCTTCACTTCTTTTACCGCAGGGGAAGCTATAGTAACAGAAGACCCCCTTTATAAGGGGGAAGGTAAGACTATTGGGTATTTCATTGGTACTACGGTAACAACCTCTGGAGATTCTGCTCAGTTATGGGGAGTTATTGTAGTAACAGACTATGAAGTATTCCTATCCCTAGTAGACGGGGTTTCTGTTATTAAAGGAGCTACTAGTGGTCAGACTGCTCTGTTCTCAAATGCTCGCTCGTACACTACGTACCTAGGAGCAGCGGCTGATACAGAGGGCCTTAATGATCTGTTCTATGCAAACAACAGGCTTAGGTCAGCTCCTAATGATTCCATAGGCCGGAACAATCCTATCACAGGACTGCACTGGTATAAGGATAACTGCTACGCGATCACCGACTTTCTAATTTATGACTTTACTGACGCTACGGCGGAAGTGTTCCCCGGTGATATTATCACGGGAACTGCTCCTACTACCACTGCTAGGGTGGTGGCTACTAGTTTAGCCTCAGGCTTATGGGATGGAGGTGGTAGTGGTACAATACTACTACAGCCTATCACAGGATCTCCTACAGGAGTTCAGACAGCTAGTCGTTGGAATGGAGCAGTGTATGCTAATACAACTGCCCTAACCCTCACAGGACTTAGTGATGAATCTCCTTGGGCTGCTGGTCTATGGCGATCCAAAGAGGCTGGTGGGTGGGAAGAGATCGACATAGGTTATACAGTAGCCTTCGCTGACGGTACTAATAGCGGGCCTCCTCCTGTATTTAAGAGAGGACAAGGTAATGCTACCGTAGTACCTACCTCTGCTGCGTCTGGAGTTACAGCAGCTTCAGCAGCTTCGTGGACACTTAACGTAGGAGCTAGTGCTTTAGCATGTATTGAAGCAGAGGATGCTAAGTATCTATCTTATAATTCAACCACCTCATACCCACCTGTGTTTGTACAGGCTACTCACTTCACCAGCGTACTAACACTACCGGAAGATAGTGAAGTTGTAGGAATGTCTGTTAGGATTAGTGCTAACGGGCATACTACAGCAGGAGCAGGAGCTTACTTCCCCCGGTTCTCTATACAGCCTGTAAACAGCGATGGAGTAGTCGGTACAGCTAAAATAACAGAAGTTATCAACTCCGCTAATGCTACTATGGGAAGCTATACTGTAGGAGGTCCGTCAGATTCGTGGGGTATTAGCGATCTAGGCGCTGCGATAAGTAGTGGGTTTGGTTTCAACCTATCTCCTATTCGTTTTGAGACAGGAGGTAATACCAACTTCAAGCTAGATTTTGTTGAGCTTACTGTTTACTTTTCCGCTAGTATCGATAAGTACTATTTCTATGATCCTCAAGTAGGTGATGATGTGGAAGCTCCTATTACCAGCTACTACGTAGACTCAGGTGACTGGACTACTAACGACGCGCACGGACAGGTACAAGTAGGTAGCATTACGTCTGTGGGCAGTAGCACCCGAACCTACATCGGAGCTGGTAATGAGATTAGAACAGATGTAAACGGCGGCGGCTCTTTGATAGGAACCACAGAGTCGGCTGCGTCCTACACACTACTACCTAGCTTAGCTAGCCTACAAGAACAAGAAAGTCGCTACCAACTAATAACTGCTAACTTCTATGGCAACGCAGAGTGGGAAACTATTTACGGTGTTAGTGGTGCAGGGCAAGCTTTTGCTTATGATGGGTATTACTTCCGCACTATCTATACTGGTATTGCTCCAGCTCTAGATAAGCCTAGGCACATAGCCTATCATCAAGGGGCATTAGCTCTTGGGTATAGGGCAGGCAATGTAACCTTATCTGTACAGGGAGAGCCAGAGAACTTCGATGGTATTCAGGGAGCCACGTCTATTGACGTAGGTGATCCTGTTACAGGACTTGCTGGTATGAGCGGTACATCTCTCGGTGTCTTTTGCCGAGGTAGTGTGAACACTCTCATTGGCACCAACATCAATAACTATTCCTACTCTACTGTTTCCGCAGCAGAGGGAGCCATTGAGTACACGGTTATCAATGCCGGAGGAGAGCCAATCTACTGCTCTAACAAGGGCATCAGTACGCTAAGCCAAACAGCAGCTTACGGTAACTTCCTAGGTCATAGACTTAGTGAAGGTATAACACCGTGGCTACTGCCTCGTATTCATAACACCATCAACCCACTACCAGAGAACTACATAGCCTCTGCTCAACCGGCTACAGCCTTCCCTAGTGCTACGGGAATTGCCTTTGCTACTACATGTAGAAGTAAGGGACAGTATCGCTTAGTATTCAAGGATGGCACTATGCTCTCAATGACACTACAAGGAGCAGATAAGGTTCCTTCATTTACTATACAGCAGGCAGATATATGGACTACGCCTGCGGATAAGGGAGATGCTGTCAAGTACAGTAAGTTTATTCCTCTAGCGTGTAGTAGTGTCATCGACAACTCAGGTAAAGAGAGGATTCATATTTCTCATTACAACCCAGTTGCTGATGCAGAAGCAGGAGCTAATCTATACTACGTACATGAGCGGGAAGTTAGCTGGAGCTACTGTGGACTGCCTATTCCCTATCGTATGCGCCTAAATGAGAACTTCTTAGGAAGTCCTTTCAGGGATAACACTGTATCTAAGGTGGCTATTCATGGGCTTAGCCTAGGATATGCTCCTCTAAAAGTTAGTGTTGGTAGAGAGTATGGTAATCCTCTAACTACGGATAGGGCCTCTCCTGATGTATTCATTCCTAGGGAAAGGGGTGGTTTGTCACAGAGCCAGAGTCCTGGTATGAATATTGCTACAGCTATGCAAGCAGGTGAAGCTAGGAGTTTTAACTTCAATCTGTTCTACCCTCTGACCGGGGACGGTGTTGTATGTCCTCCCTTTAGTGTTCAGATGTTACTCCTACAATACAAAGAAGGGAAGGGAGATAATTAAATGCCATCAATCTATGATACAAGTGCAGGACGTACGCAGGGCACTAGCCGAGGCAGTGCCTCAACAGGCCGGGGGCTGTATGGCAACCTTCCTCCGGGTACTTATAATGCAGGAGGAACTCCTGGTAACAATGCTTATGTAAGGGATACCCAAGGCAACGAACTAGTATCTACCAACCTTAACGGCTTGCTAGATCGGAACGGAGCTTACATACAAAATGCTAGGCGAGAAGGACTCAACCTAGCAGGCGATAGAGGAATGATGAATAGTAGTATTGCTGCTGGTAACTCTCAGCGTTCTGCTATTCAGGCAGGCTTGCCTATTGCTCAGGGAGATGCTGCTGCTTACGGAGCTACTGCTGCGCAGAACCAAGACGCTCTTAACCAGAACATGCTAACTAGTATGAACAATGAGACTCAGTTAGGTACTGCTCAGATCGGGGCTAACGCTTCTATGTATGGGGATGATCTAGGTCTAGTCAATGCGCGAGAGAATCGTGCCTACGGAGGAGAGCAACAAGGACTAGATAGAAGCTTTGAAGACTACATGGCACAATCGGGACACTCTCGTAATGTAGACATGGCCAACCTAGGCTATCGTAACAATCTAGGAATGGGGCTATTAGATATTGGTGGGCGGATGCTAGGGAATCAGCAGAACTTCTACAACAATGCAGGACTAGCAGCTATGAACAACCCGGCTATTATGTCTAATCCAGAAGCCTTAGGTAACTACATGAACTTCATTAGTAGTCCTTTCAGTGGGTATATTGATAACATCCTTGCCAACCTAGTTGGCAGTGGGGGAGGACAGCCGTGAGTAATTGGATGGCAGGACAGGAGTACTCTCCTACGGGAGAATGGAATGCGTATGCTACCTACTCCGGTGGTAATAGCTATCAGCAGCCTTATGGAACTGGCTACTCTAGTACTCTCTTATCTCCCAAGAGCACCCTCAGCACGCAGGACGAAGGCAGCTCGGCTGAGCGAATTGTAGAAAACATAGGCGGAGGCGCGGCCACTGGGTGGAATGCTGGTAGCTCTTCTGGAAGCGCCGCAGGCGGAGCAATGTCAGGAGCTATGGAGGGCTACCAAGCTACCGGCTCTTGGTACGGAGCAGTTGTAGGCGGTATTGTTGGTTACTTTGGAGGCAAGGATAAAGAAAAGCAGGCCAATAAGAACAGTGACATGGCGTTGCTTAAATACAAGATGGAAGAAGAAGAGAA